ATCCAGCATGACTGATCTGGTCGGTTTAGACGTTTAGTCTAGCTACCATACCAGTTTCCAGACGCAAAAGCGCAGTGAGCTTTGGTATAACGGATCCGGAGCCTTCGCAGGCTCCGAATCCTCCTCAGCTTTCTGCTTCCGCAGCACCGGGATTGGTGGCGGGCCAACTCTCGAACTGAAACCTTTCAAGGGTTTTAGTTTAACCCGTGGCGTCACTGCCATATCGCTGCTCTTGCAGCAAATGAGATGACGTAACTAGGTTTGTTACTGGTAATCTCGCAATCAGGAGTCTTCCTATGCCTGACATGGCAAACATCACTGTCAAGAAAGACGACGGTACGACCGACGTGACCTATTCTGTGGTCACGGCGAGCGGTGGGGACAAGTCCCCCGCCGTGTGGCGAGACAATGGTTTTGGCGGCACTCCCGGCCAACGCCCCGAACTTCGCTTGGCTTCGCAGCCGAATGGCGATGGAACGGGTCGGAAGCTGGTAGGGTCGTTCACTTACCCGTCTCTCTACACCGATACCAGCACGGGACTGACGAAGGTGGGTACTCGAGCAAACTTCCAATTTACGGCGTTCATGCCGGCAGAGATGCCGGACGCGTTCGCCGCTGAATTTGGAGCCCAGATCGGCAACCTTCTGGCTGCCGCTCTAATCGAGGACTGTCTCACCATCGGCTACGCTCCGGCCTGATGTCCGAAGCGCTCCCTTAAGGAGTTCCCATGCACCACTTTCTACCCCGTCAGGTGGAGAAAGCGATCCTCCAAGTCTTTGAGGATCTCGGCAGTCCCGGCTCACTCAAGGCCACTTTATTGTGGCGAGCCGGCGATTGGGACCAACTTGCATCTTGCAAGGTTGATCCTAGGCAGTATATTGATAGCGAGAGCTATTGGCGTGACGCCACCGCTCTCAATCTCCTTCGTAAACTTGTAGACCTTCCTACCAGCTACGACCGCAAGGCCGTTGCAGAGGACGGTTTTCTCAAGAACGAGGCTACTTGCCTTCGTACCAACAGGAGACTACAGCCTTACCTCCCCCCGTTTTTCGGTGAAGAGGATGGCGTGCGTGCTCATATCGAACGCGCGCGTAAAATTGTAGAATCCATCTTGGGTCACTTTCCCGACGTTATCGACGGGAGGTTTGGCCCAGGTGCGACTTATGCCGATCGGGGTCGTCTCACGACAATCCCTGACAAAATGATGAGTAGTCCCACATTGACATCCGAAGCTTGGCCTTACCACTTTCCGTGGTCAGGTACGCTATGGGCGAAAGCCTGTGCGTCTTCGGGTCGAGAGGTCTCCTTCGTCCGGGGGAATCGTTTCACAACGGTTCCAAAAGACTGCGAGAAAGAGCGCGGCATTGCTGTCGAGCCCTCAATCAATGTCTTTTATCAACTTGGATATGGACGTGTTATCAGAAAGCGTCTGGAGAAGGCTGGAGTAAATCTAGCAATCGGTCAAGATATTCACAGGCGGGTTGCTTGTGAAGCCTCCATCAGAGGCCATCTTGCGACGATCGATCTCTCAAATGCTAGCGACACCATTTGCAGGAATCTTGTCAAGCTCCTGCTTCCACCTAAGTGGTACCGTGCCCTTAACGATCTCCGCTCTAAGCGGACGCTCTTTAGGGGTAAGTGGCACTTGCTAGAGAAATTCTCTAGTATGGGTAATGGTTTCACATTCGAACTTGAGACTTTGATCTTTCTCAGTCTCATCCTCGCACTCTCTACAACGGACCAAAAGCTCGTTGCGGGGACCAATGTATTCGTCTTTGGCGACGACATCATTGTGCCGACGGAAGTTTCGAGTGATGTGATATCGATGCTTGAGTTCTTTGGGATGTCCGTGAACAAAGGGAAGACCTTTGTCGATGGTCCTTTCAGAGAAAGTTGTGGCGGGGATTACTTCTTAGGTGTGGACGTTAGACCACTCTTTTTGAAGGAGAGCCCCAATGAACCGCAGCAACTCATCTCCTTGGCGAATGGCCTTAGACGCATTTCTGCGCACTCGGTCATCCGATCGTCTTGCACTCGTCGTGCTTGGTTTAGCATCTTGGATGCTTTACCAGTCACAATACGCAACCTCCGCGGCCCGGAAGGGCTCGGAGATCTGCTTGTGCATGACTCTGAGGAGCGCTGGCGATTCCGCTGGCGCAGTGGTATCAGATACTTCCAAGTCTATCGTCCCGCCCGACACCGCAAGGTGTCTTGGCAAAACTTTAGACCAGAAGTCATCCTAGCAGCAGCCGTCTACGGCGTCGACTCCGGGGGTAAAAC